AACTGTTCTTCTCTGCGCTCTACGTATGAGTTACCGCCTAAATCTTTATAGTGTTTATACTCCTCGTAAAATCGCTCGTACTCTATCTCCGTTTTTTCGTCGCCGTTTTCTAGTGATGCTAAAAACATAATAAGAAAGTTTTTACAATTCTCTAAATCAACTTTGTTGATATGGTCGTTTATACTCTCTATCTTGTTGTCTATTAACTCTAATTGCTCTTTAAATAACATACCTAATACGTCCTTTAACCTTGCCTTAATAAATAGTACGCTACTAATTAGTGCTACTATTATACCTAGTGTTGCGCTTATCTGTCCTACTGTTATTTTTTCCATATCCTCTCCTTTATGCTATTGTCTCTACTGTTAAGTTTGTCCTGCATCCGTAAGTATTACCGCCTATTTTATCGGTACTATCGCTCGTATAATAGCATATGTAAATAACGTCGCCCTCTTGCACGTTTGCTAGTATAGGTTGTACGTCTATGCTACTCGGTTTACCTTGCTCGATATTTTCCCACGCCCACGCTAACGTATTATCTTGGTTATATGAGTTTTTAATAATACGTAGGTGCTTGTTACCGGTCGTATTTATCGTATCAAACGATATTTTACCGGATACTTTGATTTTACTTACGTTTGCTCCTATCTGTATACCGCCGTCGTTAGTGACGGTTAATTTATCTCCTACCGTGTTATCTAAATCTAACGGTATTACGGTGTACGTGTTTACCGCTAAGTCTGTTATAGGTGTGCTTAGTGATCTAGTCATTATAGATTTACTCAAATTTACGCCGTTAACCTCTAAACTATTATTATCTTTTGGAAAACAATTTATACTAACGCTAGATTTTACTCTATCAAAGTAAACTAGCGGTATACCTTTACCAACTTGCACCGTGTAACTATGAGTACTAAATAGATCGCTAACGCTTATAGTTATCGTCCACTCGTAGTCTTTATCTAAAACCACGGTACTAGTTACGTTATCTTGTAAAGTACCGGTTATCGGTATACTAAGACCGTCTCTAGTTGCGCTATATTCAATCGTAACGACGTTTTTACCGTCTAGGCTTGTATACTCTGCATCTACTAAAAAATCGGTCTCGTCGTAATAATTGTTTTGTCTCTCTATGCTTATAATTGCGCTTGGAGTATGCCACGCTAACATAGTTACGGTTACGCTCTTGCTAGCGGTTATACCTCTACTATCGGTTACGGTTACCTTTGCCGTAACGTCGTTTGCGCTATCTATTACTATGCCGGTCTCGTTCCAACTACCACCGCTACCGGACATATTATAAGTAACTCCGTTAACCTCAACTTTTGCGCTCGTTATTTCTGCGCTATATTTTCCTACGCATCCGCTTGCTCTAACCTCTACTTGTGATTGCTTTTGAATAACTAATTGATTGTTTAAAGTTATACTTGTGGTATCGTTAGCCTCATAAGTTACGCTACCTATAGTCGGAGCGCATACGCTCGTATTTACGTTATATTTACCGCCGGTCTTGGTTATACTTTGACTCGCATAATATACTTGTACTTTATAAGTACCGCTCTTAGCGTTCCATATAGTGTCGTACAAGTCCTCAATAACCGACGACGTATTAAAAGTTACTTTTGTACCGTTTGTACTTGTCGTTAATACTGTATTGTTATTTTTGTCTAATAACTCAACTCTAACGCTACGTCCTAACGGATTGTATAAACCTATTGTTACGCTACTACCTATAGTAAAGTCCGGCATACTATTAGCATACGGATAACTATAAGTCGTAAAAGTAACTCCGGCACTTGTCGTATTTAATTGCGAGTCTTTACGCCTTACTCTTGTTAAGATTGTATAAGACCTATTAGACGTTAAGTTACTAACCGTATAACTACCGCTTGTACCGTCTGCTACGTCTATACCGCTCCAACTACTACCGTTATTTAACGAGTACCATAAGTAGTCTATAGTTGCATCCGTTTTATAACTAATTGTTGCCGTAGTCTCTGTACGTGATACTAGGCTAGTATTAACCGTGGCGTATTGAGGTATTTTAGTTAGCGTTATAGTTTTACTACCGTTACCGTAAATAATGTTACCGCCTACGTCTGCCTTGATCGTTACCGACTTAGTACCGTCGGCGTTATGCTTTACCGTGTAACTCTTTGTAAATAAAGTTACCGTTTTGCCCGGTGCTAGTGTAAAACTACCGCTTGCCTTTTGGCTCTCACTACCAACCGTTACCGTTGTAGTTTGGCTACCGTAAGTACTAGCCGTACTACTTGAGGACTTACTAGCCTTAACGGTTACTTTTAACGTTGTCGTGTTGTTTGCTTGACTCTGCGCCGTTTCCTCCCAATAACACGTAAAAGTTATATAACTACTCGTGCTACCGGTACGAGTCAAACCAAAACTACCGCTTGCCATATATACACCTCCTTAATTAGCCACGGATACTAAGCCTATACCGTCGTTTATTATGTTATTATTATTATCTTTTACCGTAATAGGTATAAAACGCATCTTGTTACATAACGTTATTTCCTCCTCTATTACGCTTTTTCGCATATGAAACTCGTTACCGTCCGCCCAATATATTTTTACATTGTTACGGTTGTATCCTGCAAAACCTACCTCGCTATTTATCACTATATAGGAGCCGTCTTGCGCATACATTTTTAAACCGTCTTTTGTCATTTCTGCGATTAGATCGTTAGCCTCGTTATATAGTTCTAAAATACCGCTCTCGTTTTGGCTTGCACCGAGTTTTAAAGTACCTCCCTTAATCATACTAGCCGTTAAGTTAATAACGTTTATTGCCTGCATATTTAAAGTGCCGTCTATCGTCCACGCACTAGTAAAAGTGCCGTTTATACCGGTCTTACTAAATCCTATACCGCCGTTATTTATCATAATAACGTTTGTTGCGCTCTCTTTTGGTAGTTTATCAACTACTAGGATTTTATCGCCCTCATAAATTACGTATGAGGCTCCGAGTGTGTCCCAAATATCCGCCGTAGCCTTGTTTAACTCGTCTCCTAGTTCTACCTTAACGTCGCTCGTCTTTTCGTCTACTTGTGTCGTAATTTCTGCCGTAATATTAGACATTAAGTTACTTAAAGTCGGAGTAAAATTACCAAATTGCACCTCCGTATATTTTTCTTGGATGCAATCGTACTCAAAACTTATAACTCTAGTAAGTAAGTTAATACCTAATCTATCGTCTATAACTTGTATCGTGTCTCCAACGTCTGTTATACGGTCTATATTTGCGCTTAGAGTATAATTTACTTGAGGCGTGCTATTAGCGTTAACGTATGCTATAGCCTGCATCCTTAAATCGTTAATTAAGGCTTGTTTATACGCCGTCTCGTCCGCATAATCTGACTCTTGTAAGTCTTGATTAAAAGAGACCGTCTTAGTATATGGTATCGTGTATTGATTATCCGCATATACGTATATATCCTCGGTCTTGTCTAGATCGTTTAGTAATATGCCATTTACTCCAACCGGTAAGAGTTTAGTTACGACGTTTTCCCAATTACTAGTACAAGTTATCTCCCTTAAATTCTTCTTATACTGTACCGTTACGCCGTTATCTTGTCCTATCTCCGTCCTAACCTCGATAGACCAATTATTACGTACTAAATGTCCGCCCCAACGCTCTAAAACTGTTTGGATAGCCTCATATAAAGAGTTGCGCACGCATCTATACGAGTTAACCGTAGTAATATCGGATAGAGTCGTAAAAGGACTCTCGTTATCCGTTGCGTTGTTTAGGTGGTCTAGTGCATCATTACAAGTTTTATCAACTACGTAAGAGTCCGCTATTAAGTAATTAAGACTATCGTAAAATACGTGCATAGCCTTTACGGTTATCTTACTCTTTGTCTTTTCCACGTTACCAACTCTAAACGCTTGGTCGCCTTGAGGAGTATTAGCGACGACTATATTACCGTCTACGAGATAGTTTACGTATGATATATCCGTCTCTAGATTTAAGTAATACTCGCCGTTATCCTCCTTAAAAACTACCGCTCTAAGAGGTTTTATAACTATGTCTCCGTTGGAGTTATATATTTTATCCGTTGGACTAAATATTTTAATCATAACTATACCTCTTTTGTTTCTTCTGTATTATCTAACGTTTTATTTTCTGTAGTACTCGTTAAACCTACGGACTTACTAGTTAAATTATTGATACGATAAATCCTAAATTTCTTGATTTCCATATAATAAAAGTTATTGCCACCACCTAATAATATATTAGGATTTTCTGCGGTAAATGGAGCCGTTAACTCTGTTATTAAATCCTTATCCATTATTATTAAAGATTTACTCGACGAATTATCAATATATACCGACGGTAAGTATAATTTGCCGTCGGTGTCAACGGACAAACCATAATATAAAGTAATTTTATCATTTGCCCAATAATCAACCGGTTTGTTAATATATCTATCGCCTGCGCCGGTATGATATTTAAAACTATTTGTTGAAACGTCCCAACCTAAACTATTAGAATTTTCGTTATACTTTGTTGCGTCTGAAACGTAAGTAAATATATTTCTTTTTCCGGTCATTGAGGCGTTTAAAATAATGTCGCCAAACTCAATCTCTATTTTATAAGAATTGCCCTCGTTTAAATTGTAAAACGGATTAAAAAAACGACTACTTGCATTATCAAAAATAATACCTTTTGAGGTATCAAACGTAATATAATTGCTTTGTCCCTCAACTCCGTAACGTGCATTATCTTTTTTAGGTGTTGCACTTGTAAAATCGTACTCGCATACTAACTCAAGATTAGGCAATCCTACGTTTACCGTTACCGGACTAAAACCGTCTACACCCTGCGGAGCCGTATAAGTGCCGTTTGCCGTAACCTCTAAAGGCTCCACGTTACCGGTTACTAGATTATCTATACGCTCGTTAAGTTCTATTATTTTATCTTTTACGGTATTATTGTCGTCATACTCTACCAACTCCGACAAGGTCGCCGGTGCTAGTTGGTTATCGTCTTTATCGTATAAAATTACGTTTCTACTTGCCATAACTTACCCTCCTTACTCGTAACGCTCGATTATTTCCTCAAACTGTCGTAACTTTTGCCCTACGCTATACTCTCCGTCGTAGTCGGTTTGGTCTGCCGTTGTATAGGGGTAAAGTGTGTTGTTTTCCTCGTCGCCTAATATAACGTCTTTATTTGCCATAACCTACCTCCTATAAGTCGATATATTGATAGTATATTTGTGCTCCGGTTGGATAAGGCGTTATATCATCCGCTAACGCAATTAAAACGCCTTGACTTTGCGATATTGAGGCGTATACTCCTAACGTATCACTTGCTCCGCATAGCCTTATTGCTCTTTGTCCGCTTGTCATAGTTTTACGTCCTAAAAATACTTGACAAACTCTATTGTCGCTATTGTTCATACATAATATTAAAACCGTACTAGCGGAGCCGTTACTCCACGGTACAAAGATACCGTCGGTATCGGTTACGTTACCTCCGTCTATCCAACGCATAGACCACAACGGATTTACTTTATTATTTATATTAGCAATATCACTCGTACCGGATGCTACCGTAATAGTATTACTACTACTATGTGATACCATTACTTTTTTATCTTCCTCCGGTATATTTACCATTACGCCTATATTACCGCCGTTAATAACCTCGTAAGCCGTATAATAAGAGGTGCCTAATTTTACGGATACGCTATAATTAATATTATTAGTTATTAGGCTTTTAATTTCGTCATAAGTTAAGTTACAAGTTGCGGTAGTTGAGCCTATACTACTTAAAGTATATATAACTTGCTTACGTTTGTTTAAATCGCTTTGTAAGTTTGATATTTCGTCGTCTAAACTCTCTAACTCTTGATATGTTATAGTATTATTACTATTGTGTGTTATACGCACTCTACCGTTTAAAAGTTCGCCCTCTATAATTACGCTTGTTATATTCATAGATAAATCCCTTACTAAATGATGATATTTAGCGGTTATTATTTCGTTAAAATATTGTATGCTTATAAACGCTTTTTCTAATGCTATTAACTCCTCAAACGTTTTGTCACACTCAATAGTATTATTTAAACTATTAGGATTGAAATAACAAATTTGTTGATACTCATTTGTTATTTTTTCGCTACTCCACGTCTTAACATTACTCACCT